CCGCATCGGAGAACAGCGTCTCGCCCATCGTCACGTCGAGCGCCTGAATCAACCCCTTGTCCGAATAGCGGGAGCGGACCAAGCCGCGGCGCCACAGCGAGCGATTGAAAATGACCGGCCCTTGCTCTTCAAAGAAGCCGACCATATCGGACGCCCGGTAAATGGCCGCGCCGTTGTTGTCGGATGCCGTTAAGCCGCAGGCGATAATAGCCCCGCCCGAGGTCCCAGCGATCAGGTCGAAACCCTCACTGATGCGGATGCCCGATTCGCGCTCCAGAAACGCGAGCGTTACCGCTTCCGTCAAGACGCGCATGCCGCCGCCGGGCAGCACTAAGATCAGGCGTTCCATTAGTTCACGTCCATCGTCTGGTAGCGCATGCCGTGAACGCCGTCCGGCGTGAACTCTAGCTCTTGACCGGTGTCGAAGATAATCAGCACGCGATTTTCGACGATTCGGATCTTTGCGACCGTGCGGCCGACCAGATCGTTTTGCATTGCCGCCGCCAGATCCTCGGACGCGATGGCGTCCTTGCCCTCGAACGGATCGGTGATCATGGTGGAGTCCCGAGCCCGAATCGAACGGGCGACCGACGTATTACGAGTACGTTGCTCTGCCTGCTGAGCTATCGAGGCGAAATTGGTGGACCAGGAGAGATTCGAACTCTCAACCGCCTGAGTGCGAGTCAGGAGCGCTCCCATTTGCGCCACAAGCCCTTGGTGGCAGGGGCGGGAGTCGAACCCGCCTGCGAGGATTATGAGCCCTCTGAGTGACCGATACTCTACCCTGCTAAAACTTGGTCCGACAGAGAGGATTCGAACCTCTGTGATCTCGCTCCCAAAGCGAGCGCGTGACCGCTACGCTACAGTCGGATAAAAAGGACTACTTGCCTTCGGGTCGCTTGTCTAAGCCCTTCTCGGCCAGAAACGCGGCCACGTCGTCAACGTGCAGGCAGTCGACCATGCAGGCATACTGCTGCGGGCTCTGGATGATCGCAATGCTCCCATTGCAGTAGTCGTTGCCCGGCTCTGCGCTGTGCAGCACTCCGAATGCGGAAACCTTCCCGCCCTCTAGTTGCACAATCTTGTCGCCGTTCTTCGCTTCGCGTCCGTTTCTGTAGTGCATTTTGTCGATCTCTCGTTTCAGGGGGAAAAGCTTAAAAGGGGCATGCCGGGAATTACGCCCGGCCCATTGCGGCTGCAGTCCGATACCCCTTACTGTGAGCGGATGTTGCGGAGTCGAACCGCTGGGTTACAGTGACGCCCTTGTTACGCCACTATCCCGGCTGCCGGCCGTTACCCGCAAAGGTTTAGGAAATCCGTCTTTCGCGTAGCTAGACTACGCAAAGGTGACAAAAGGCAAACACTTGTGAACAAGTGCAGGACATGCCATCACGTATCGGAACATGTCCGCTAGGTCGAAAACTATATGACGGCGGTCGAAAAGCGTACACTCTTAGCCTTGACGGCCCAGATCGCCGGGAATCCAAATATCACCCTTTCGGCGTCCTCTTTGCGTGCGAATCTGACGGCCTCATAGGAGTCCTGCGTCCAGCCGCTGCCGGTCCACCACTCGATATTGTCTTTCTCGATCAGCCAGCCGGTTTCGTCGTTCATTTTAGTCCAATCCCTTGCAAGACCAGCACGGCCCGGCCTGCCAGCGCGGCGCGCCGCACCGAACGCAGCGGCCTTGCGATTGAGACTGGTTGAACAACTCAACGCCCGCTATGAGCGCCAGCGCCACAAAGGCAAGGGTCACAAAACCGATAGTGAGGGCCATGTCTACACGCCGCCGAACGCTCCGGCCATACTCTTGGCCGCCTCGGCTTGCGCTTGCTCTTGACGGACGGAGAACTTCGCCCCGTCCAAAATCTGTTTCTTCGCCGCCACGCGCTTGTCTTCCGGCTTGTCAGCTAGCGCTCGGTCGGCAACGTCGCACTCCAGCGACTCAATCAGGATGTCCGACTGAATGCCTTGAGCCTTGACGGATTCGAGCGCGTCCACCGCCTCTTTGAGGTCGGACGGCACGAACCGGAAGCCGCGAACTTCGCCAACCTCGGGAGCGTCGTAGCCGGCCGCGAGAAACACGCTCTCGACGACGGCCGCGTACCAGCGCTTCTCAAGATCGCCGTACCCTTCCATCACTGCCGTCGTCAACTCGTAGTCCATTTTCTTGGACTCGCCTGACTGGGCCTGATCGGATACCGATTGTGTGCCGCGCGCCGCGGGCATCAAGTGACACAGCCGAAACACGGCGTCGCGCTTGCGATCCAACCGTTGCTCCGCCGGGCCTAGTGCCGTGGCGTTGATCTCGATGTAGCCAACTTCTCCGTCGATCTCGACAATCGCAATGGCGTTGTGCGCGTCGTTTGAAGCCTTGGCCGCGCCTTCGAAGTCGGACGTCTTAATGTACTGCTTGATCAGCATGCCTGATTGCAGGTACATGCTGATTTCATTATCCAGATTCAGATAGCCGCAAGTCGTGCCGGCCGCTCTATCCGCAAGCCAAAGCTCGCCCGGCGCATCCATGCGGATGATCGGGACCCGGCCGTGCTTGGTGAGCGCGTGGGCGCCCTCGTCGACCTTGCGGGCGAACTTCTCTTTCTTCTCTTGGTGCTCGTAGAGCGCCCAGCCCGTACGGTCGTAGACCTTCCAGGCCGGGACTTGCCGATGCTCGCCCGTAGCGAGCTCCAATGCGCCGATGCGGTCCGCCTTGACGACAACCAGTAGCAGGCCGTCGTCGTCTTCGTCCCAGTTGAGTACATCGGTCGCCGGGATATCAACCAAGTACGGAGCCAGGCTCAAATTCGAGTTATCCGCTAGCGATTGAATCGATCCAGCATCCACCGGCCGATCAATCAGCGTCCACGACCAGCCGTAAGCAGCCCAGCGGCAGAAGACGTCGCGGGCCGCGTCAACCAGTCGCTTCGATCCGCCGTCCGCGTGATCCTTGAAGTGATCCCAGAACGCCTCTTGCGTGGCGCTTAGCGGGCTCTTCTCTTCGCCGTCCGTGTTTTCATCCGGCCTGCCGAAATCAACCGTCGGCTCATTGGCGAACAACTTGCTCGCGTAGAACGTCGTCGCCGTGGCCAGCGGGGAATCGGGTTCGAAGCGCCGCTGCCGGGCGCTCCACATTTCGTTCGACTCGCGGTCCTTCTTGACCAGCACAGTCGAAGCCATGCGCTTGAGCACGCGGCCGCCGGTGGACAATGCCCCGTAGAGCTCCAGGTCTTCGCAACAGTCCTCCAGCGCCGGATGCTGCTTTTTGAGGGCTTCAACCTCGATTTGGGCCGGGAATGGCATCTACTGCTTAAGCGCCTTACGCAATTTCAGGATCTCTCTGGCTTGGGCGATCAAATGCCGCTGCAACCGCTTGGTCTTTGCCTTTTCTTCCGACAGCATCAGCACCGCAAAACCGAGCAGGACGATCGTCAGCGTCAGGGTGAGCCACATGAGTCACATACCTCAGAACGGAACGTCGTCATCGCTGATCGGCGGCCCATCATCGCGAGCAGCCGGCGGCTTGCCGTCCTTCCCGCCGCCCAACAGGATCACGCCGCCCATGTCCGCAACGACTTCGGTGCGGTACTTCTTCTGCCCGTCGTCGCCTTCCCATGAGCGCGTCTGCAAGCGGCCTTCGATGTAGACCTGCGTGCCTTTGAGTAGGTAGGGCGCGACATTCTCGCCGCGCCAAAGCACGATGTCATGCCACTCGGGCTGCTCAATCCACTCATCGTTCTTCTTGAAGCGGTTCGATGTGGCGATCGAAAAGTTCGTGACGGCGACGCCGCTTGAGGTGTGGCGCGTCTCGGCGTCCTTGCCGAGATGGCCGATCAGCATGACCTTGTTGAGGCTTCTCGACACTTAGGACAGCCCTACGGACACCGCTTCGCAAAGCTCCACGGCCCTCGGATCACGCAATCGATGACGCAAGATATCAAGGCACTCGGTCCGGCATTTTTCGCGGTTGTCGATCGCAAACCATGCGAGATTGACGCCCCTGTACCTGTCTAACTCCATCGGATTGTCGAGCACGGCAAACATGATGCGCGAACCGGCGTACTTCACGAACAATCCAGCCCGGTTGACACAGCAGTGCTCGCTCGCATCGAGAAGAGCCTGAAGCACGTGCTTCAGCTGGCCATGGCTCGGTGCGCCTATCAAAGCCAACCGTGCCCGGCGGATTAGCCCGCGACAGCCTCAGCGCTTCATGGACGATGGCGGTAGTTTTCCCTGTGCCGCTCTTGCCAACGATCGACTTTCGCGGTTGACGACTCCGGTGGAACGCCATTTGAGTCGGCGACGGGGCGTATGTTGCGGTCGATATCATGTCAAGCCCTCGGCTGAATCTGCTCAGCCAGCCAGATCAAAGCGAGTACTGCCACTATCAGGACGATGACAACTCCAGGATCTACCATAAGCCTGTACCTGATCCTGCCGCCTTGCCTTTGCCTACGCCGTGCTCACGATACGTCATATACCCGAGCGCATCGGAAAGGTGCGATAGGTCCGGGTTCGATTTATCGACCACGGCGCCCATGTTGCCGTGCGAATCGGCCTTCCACTTGACCTGATTCAGGTCTTTGGCCATGCCCCTACAGGAGCGGTCCACGTACAGCCGGCGGCTCACGCCCTCTGCCGTTGCGTTGCAGCACATCCGGTTCAGCGACTCGACGCGATCTTTGACGGCCGGGTTGGCGGGCGGGACGTGATAGCGCGCGTTGATGCCGGGCTCTAGCCTGAGATTGCGCTTGACCGCTTCCCAGTCCGACTTAGCCGCGCCCGCTGACGCCGAGCGAACCCGGTTACTGCCGGACGCATCACCGTAAACGTCAAGCTCGATATTGCCTTCCCAGTCAGGGACCAGTTCCCGAATCCGATCAATCGCGAACTGGGCCGCTTCATCGATCGAAGCATCGCGCAAGACAACCTCGCGCAACACGTGGATCATCTCGACGCCGGTTTCCGTCCGTACCCGCTGGCCGATCACCCAACACATGGGCGTGACGTTGAAATCGCAGGCCAGGAAGAGACGCTGCCGCGGCACGTAGGAGACATCCCGCACGTTCAGCATCTGGTCGAACGCGAAGTACACGCGACCGGTAAACATGTCGAGGTATTCGCCCAGTACCTCTTGGCGGTAGAACTTGTCGGTATAGTTTGCCTTTAGGCCTGCGTAATAATTGGCCGGGATGCCTACCCCGGCGTTCTCTCCTGGACTGGCCAGGATGGCGATGTGCGAGTCCTGTTTGTCCGGCCCGATGAATCGGTCATAGACCCAATCAAACCCGCGCGGCGTCCAGATCCCGAACCCGGTTAACTCTTTCGCTTCAGGGTGTCGCCTGCGGGCCTGTAGCTGCTCCCATGCCTTCTGGGGGCAGTACGTTAATTCGTCGATGCCGAACCACGCCAGGTTCGAGCCACGCAACCGCTCCGGGTCCTGCATGGACCGCAGCAGGATCAGGCTATCTGGCTCGAGCAACCGCAGCTCGTAGTTTGACTTGTTCAGGCTGTACGGTAGCTCGTTTTCTTCCAGCGCCCCCAATAGCAGCGGCAGCGTCGCATCACGCAACATGCCGAACGTCGGAGCGCCAACCAGACCCAACAGCCCGGCATTCACATAAGCAAGCCTTATAGACTCGTACGCGATCGCTCGGGATTTGCCGGACCCTACCGGCCCGGAGAACCCTTTGTAGTCGGCCCGTGTTTCATGGAAGCGATGCTGTGAGGGGAGCGGGTTGTACGCTAGCTTCCGCCGGAGAGTTCCGTCTTTGCTTCTCTCGGCGGTCCCCACGAAATTTCAATCCGTTTCGGCGGCTCATCTTCATCGCCCGCCTGGAACAAGCCGAGGTGCTTGCCGAGAGAGTCCAGCGCGCCCTTCTTGTCGAGCAGCTTGATCGAGAGACCTTCGCGCGTCTTGCGAACCTCGGCAACTGCGGCCGCTGCATCGTCGCTGATCTCTTCGCTCGGGATCAGGTCGATATCGTAAACAACCTCCGGGATACCGTCGGATGCCTGTAGCTTGATCCGACCCCACTTCACCACGCTGCGGATGTCTGAAAACGCGATCCGCGCCAGCTCGTTGACTACCCTTTCGCGCGTAACTTCAAGCCTTGCAGCGGTTTTCGAGCGTTTCCGTTCGATCAGCGCTTGTATCTCAGGTTTCCTAAGGTTTTCGTGACCGATTGAATGGGCGGTCTTCTCGCTGTACCCTGCCCGGATGGCTGATTGGGTAGCGTTTAGGTCAACGAGATATTCGTCAACAAACCGCTCTTGCTTCGGGGTGAGGGGCCGGGCTGTCTTTTGCCCTGCCATAAACTGTTATTCCTTTTGCTTTGTGCGAGTTACGGAACAGGGGGACTAACCGGCGGCGCTACGGCCTGCCATGTCCCGTCCATCAGGGGCCTATACCCCTCGACTCCGTTTTTGTCGATGATCGCCTGGAGAACTGCGTTCGCGCGCTGTGCGGCAGCCCCGGCGTCTACGTAGGCTTTGTACTGTGACGTGCCCTGGAGGGCTGCGAGTGCGTTCTGCGATCCAAGCGTTGCGGCTTGAGCAGCGATCACGGCCCGCAGAAACTCCGTCAGTACGTCGCCGGTCATAGCGGCCGGCGCTTCTGTCTTGGAGTCGGATTCTTGCGCGTATGCGGATTCTTGCGCGTACCCGCCAACCGTCAGAATCAAGCTAATCGCGGCCAGCGCCGCCAGTCTACTGAATATCATAGAGGTCCTAAATGTTGTACCTAGCGCCTGGGCTGTACATCGCGAACTGATTGCGGCAGTCGTCGGCGCCCATTCTCTTCAGCTTGCGACGGATCGCTCGAGCGTTTGCCCCCAGTACGGAGCAATAATCTTCCAACCCGCCGCCAGTGGCGAACAGGAACCTCTCGGCTTCTCGCTGGAGCGCTTCAATGCGACCGGCGCCAAGGTGACTCCCTCTCGTCGGAGGCTGCTGCGCGGACCAGTCCTGTACCGCCAGTAACACCACGCGCCAGAGCAGCCGGCGCTCAGCTTCCGATAGATCGTCCGTAGATCCGCTCATAGCGAAGCTGCAGCGTTTTTCGGGTGCGGGCCGGATCAATCTCGAACGAATCACAGAATCTTGCTTCCCCTATGCGGTGGTACGCCAATTCCCCGTCTCGATGACACACTCTACACAACGGCAAAGCATTGGAGTCACAGGCTTTGAGGGCTATGCCTTGCGTGCCGTCGTGGAAGTGCGCCGCTTCATTGGGCGGTAACGCTCCGCAAGCAATACAGCGCTGCGTGCGTATCCATTCGAGCCATTGCAATCATTTTCACGATTCTGCGTTTTTGTTGTTGACACTCTGTCCGACGTGTGCGACTATATAGGCATAGGAGCTACGGACATGACAGACAAACGCAAATGGACGCACAAGGTACTCAAGAGACAGCGCGGCGGCGACGGCAAGTGGTTCCGCTACCCTGCCGCTGCGACGTTCCCTAGCCTGGAAGCCGCGAGAAAGTACGCTTCGGAGTTCGCCGCCGAGCAGCGCGGCGTGGCGGGGACTTGTATTGACGTCGAGACGCGCGCCGGGCGATGCGTCAGCACAATCGACACGACTACGGGCAAGGCCACCGACTGGCAATAGGAGATACAGACATGATCGCAAGCAGCAAACACCTAAAAAAAACCAGCAGCACCCAATGGAGCTGGATCGCCGGGGCGATGGTCAAAGACGACGGCGGCCCCCGGATGTGCAAGCCCTGCGCGAGGTCGAACTACGACGAAGCCGCGCGTACCGGTCAGATGGCCGAGCTTTGGGCTAGGTTGGCAGCCGCCGAAAAGCTGTATGTAGCATGACCACCAACCAAGCCGCCGAACGCCTCAAGATCTCCCGCTCGGCAGTCCTCAAGCTGCTGAGCCGGGGGAAACTCAAGGGGATCAAGATTCAGCGCGACTGGTCGATTCCGCCCGCTGCGGTCAAACGCTATCAGTCCGAGCGCCGTGAGCCGGGTTGGCCGCGAAAACCCTCTGATTCTACTGCCTGAGGCGAAAACCCTCTGATTCTACTGCCTGAGGCGAAAACCCTCTGATTCTACTCGAAAACCCTCTGATTCTACTCGAAAACCCTCTGATTCTACTCGAAAACCCTCTGATTCTACTGCCTGAGGCGAAAACCCTCTGATTCTACTCGAAAACCCTCTGATTCTACTCGAAAACCCTCTGATTCTACTCGAAAACCCTCTGATTCTACTCGAAAACCCTCTGATTCTACTGCCTGAGGCGAAAACCCTCTGATTCTACTCGAAAACCCTCTGATTCTACTCGAAAACCCTCTGATTCTACTGCCTGAGGCGAAAACCCTCTGAT